AAAGTATCTCTATACGAAACATTGATCGCATTGAAGGTGCTTTAGTTGGTGTAAAAGATGCACAAGCTAAATTACTTTCGTCTGCTGCTGCTGAATGTGAAGTGAACCCAGAAAATACAGAGGTAACAGAGGCAGAAGTCCAATAACAAGAATTAGGCTAGTGTGAGCAAGAGCTTTTAAAATTGCGTCTCTTATCATGCAAAAAATTCTCAACATTATTAGTTTACTGTCCTTTGTTTTAGTTGTTTCTATAACAGGGGGCGGTGTTTTTGGTTATCTCTGGATTACAAATGAAGAGAACCAAGAAAAGCTAAAGCAGCAACTGATTGAACAAGTCACTGGATCGTTGAAGATGCCTGGACTTTCTGGCCCTGTCCTTCCTACTGCTGCGCCTAAAGGTGGAATGTCTGTTCCTAAGTTTTGACAGAGATACCAAGAATAGGAGTCAATTCTATTGGGATTGAGTCAGTCAGAACTTATATCATTAACGCTCCAAAAATTAATACTCCCAATGTCCCTGTGGTTGTCCCTATGGGATTTCCTGTTGTTAATATTCCTGGCTGCGTAGAAGCAAGACGATCCAATGAGAATGAAAACTTAGTAACTAATGACCCTGATGGGAATTTAATTCTGTGCGATGCACAATATCCGTCCTACGACGCAATGAATTATGTGCCTGAAGAGCTTATCTACACAGAAGAATCAAAACCTCAACGATACGAACAACCAGAAACGCCTCCAGCACCAGAAGTACCAAAAGCAAAGCCAACAGATTGTCCTCCCGAGGGTGCGCCTGAAGTTGGGACAAAAGTAGAAGAAGGTACTAAACAGATTATTAAGTATGAATTGGTTGGAAACCGTTGTGTAACTAGATATAAAAAATTAAATGTTCAACAACAGATAATTGATGCGATACCTACTGTTCCTCAAGTGGTGAAAACAGGCGGAATTACTCTTGTGGCTACAACTGCTGCATTGAGTACCCCATTGCTTTTGAGAGCCGTCAAGCCCATCATTAAACAGATAGTAAATAGAGTTAAAAAGATATTAGGTAAGAAAGTGGAGCGTCCAAACTTATCGGAAAGAAGAACTATTTCTTATCGGGAGAAACGAGGACTTCCTCCTTTGAAGAAGAAGAAGAAGAAGAAATAGGTGGAATATTATGTCTGTGAGGTAAGACCTGTCCCATCTTTGGTAAAACTAAAACATCTTCACATAAAGAATAGAAGACAGAATTTTTAGCAAATTCAATTCCAGATTTCTTAAGCGCACCGCACTCTTTCAGACGTGCAACGTGCCAAGATAATTCTTTGTCTTTTAGTATTTGTTCTTGGATTCCTATTTGCGTGTCAGCAGCCCTCTTACATCTTTTCTGTAAAGAGTTATCTAATGGCATGGAGAAAGTAATACTAAATCCCCAATTTAAACTTGCAGAATCTTTCTGACCTGTCCTTACATCTTGGTGATAAAGAATAGTTCCATCATCGTCATACACTGGCGAGGAATACCAATATTCATGTGGAAGCTGTTGCTGGAAGCTGTCGGTTAGGAAGGGAGAAGCCGTGAGCATTGGCCCCTGACAAACTATTCCACCACCGTATTGATTTTGTATCATATTACCTTGCAAAGATTGTATAGCCATGTTGGTTACTGAACCACTGGAATTAGCTACAGGAGCTGCGGTTTGGGAGGTATTTGCTAATACTTTTAACGGGTTAAGTGCGAATATTATTGAGAGAATGTAGAGGTAGTTTCTGTAACGCTTTCTACCTGAGTTGTACGAGTTATGTTTGTTATATTTGATAAACCTGGCCCGTGATAAACCTGATTCATTTGAAACGCTGCCCCTGCATTTTTGATAGTTACATTGGGCATTGTTGTTAGATCGGCTCCAGTCCATGAATAAGTTGTCCCATTTACAGTTTGGTTAATAGTTGTAGGGTCAGGTAACATTGTTGATCCATCTATTTCTAAATTTGCCCCTGTTATAGATAGAGAATGACCAGTATTATAATCTGTTGAAACTATTGTTTCTGTTATGTTTTGAGTGGTACGTGTGACGGCTGACATGCTTCCGCTAGAAAAGTTAGGAACGACTGGGACAGCTAAGGTCTCAGTAGTATTTAATAATAATAATAGCGGGAGATAACGCTTCACTTATTAATATCGTAATAATGTTTCCACATGATCAAATTAAAGATCAGGAGAACTACAACAAAGACTGAGCAGATAAGGATTGGAACGTGCATCAGTCCACCACCGATTCAACTATGGTTTGTGCCGTACAACTAGAACCTGCTCCCATTGTTCCCGCACAAGTATGAACACCTGAACTGAGACTCGTTATGGTCGCTCCAGAAACACCACCACTTCCTGTAACTGTTGAACCAAGAGAAGGTAGTGCAGGAACAACGCCACCTGTAACCGTAGTTGCACTTTGAACTGCATCACCAACAGTTAGGCTTTCTGTCATCGAATAGGCAGACCCAGCAGTGGTTATAGCGAAGTCAGTATCTACAATTGCTGGTACTCCTGATGTAACCGAATCAGCCGTCAATCCTCCGATGGCACCAGAGGTCGTAGTGCCTGAAACGGTAGTACTAGGAGTCACGTTATTGCCTGTAACGCTGTAAGTCGTTCCAATACGATTTGCGGAACTATATGCAGCATCTAAGGTAACTTTTGCTGATGTAGTGATTGAGTGCCGCATATCTGCTTGCACTGGACTTGCTAGTAGAAGCAAGATTAAAAACTTTTTCATGTGAGTTTTCCTGTTATTGGATCGACTTCTTTGCCTGTGATGGGGTCGACCTTTGTAGCAGTAGGGGTTTTAGTAATTAATTCTATAGGTTGTTTGATAATGATTGTTTGATAACCGCTACCGTTTCCTACAGTTTTTCCATTTCCATTCGTTTCATCTTCTTTCTTTTTCTTCTTCGCTCCAGCAGCAGCATTAACGCTAATCCCTAGTCCTCCCAGGATGTTTCCCAAAAGACCTGCCGCAAAAGTGCTATCTACACGAGGTTGGTCTGGAATGTCCACTCCAAAGAGTCTCGAAGGCAATTTTATATATCCAAGAGACAAGACGAGCAAGCACCAAGTTAAAATAAATCCTTGTGCGACTGTAGAGACAAGGAACGTAATCTTTTCTTGGTAATCAGGCTTGTCATCCTCCTCTACAGCAATAGCTTTTGCTTGGGGGCTTGATTTTTCAGCCATAGAAAAGTAGAAACAATAGTCTAAGATTACTCCAAAAGGATAAAAATGCCTCAAGAACTACTGGCGGCACTGATCGGAGCAGCTATTTCTGGAGCGTTAATGGTTTTAGCGAACCAAACAAACAAGAGACAGCGTGATATACGTGAAATTTTCCATCGTTTAAATGCTATTGATAAAGAGATAGCTACACTAACTGCTAGACGGGATCCAGACTCATGGAGGAAAAGATAGCAATGGCTAGGGCCAGGATTAAAGAATTAGAATTATTGATAAAACACTGGGAAAAACAAAACCCCCTACCGTCCAAGCTAGGGGGTGATGTCTAACATGGCAGTAGTTATCTAATCTCACCGCCTCGTTGAATAATTAAGCTTGCAGCCTCCTAATAAATTGCTATCTAACTTTAACCAGTTCTTTTTTGTTGTTCAATAGGTAAGCTCTCTCAATTTGCCTTCTCCTTTCAAGGCAGTGTGAACAAAAACATACAATCGTTCTTTGCTCCATAGCCCTGCTAAATTAATTAGTGGTTGTAACAACAAAACCTCCCCTTCTGTGCAAATCTAGGGAGGTTCTGAAGTCGTGATGGGGATCACTAAGCCAAATCTAGCGATTTTATATAAGCTTGTGAAGAGTGAGTCTATTTATGAGAAAACTATTCAAGCCTTTCCTGCCTCTTCTCTATTCTTTTTTGCGTAGCGAATCAGGTAAAAAACTGTTACTGGATCTATTGAAATCAGCAGCAAAACAGACTACAAATACACTTGATGACGAGGCTGTAAATTTTCTTCAGTCAAGGTTATTCCCTAAATCCAATACGAATTTACAATGAGTATGTATAAGCCAGAGTGGCGCAAAGAAGACGAAAAAAGAGCAATGGATATGGAGC